CTGTACACCAGCCTTCTCAATACGATCAACGAATAGGTCGAATAGATATGGGTCTTTCTTATTCTTGACGATTAGCTTTATATATGTGCTGTCAAAGATAGAAAAGTCGATATCATCTAGACCTTCGATGGTCATATCACTGTCGTCATAGTTAAACTTGTAGAACATCTGTAGCGGATTAGGTACAAACTCTAACTCTCGTGTCTCTGTATCGTAGATATGAAAACCTTTCTGATCTTCAAAGTCGCTCCATGTCATTTCATATGGACAGCCAAGATACGAGATATTGCCTTCAGTAGAACGATGGTGAAAGTGACCTGAGAATACCTGGTCGAATTTACGAAACTCTTCTCTATCAAAGCCACTATCGCAGAAAGCACCACGATGCATCTCGAATCCATTCAGTTCCAGATGGCCCATCATGACTTGGCTCTTGCTACCCTTAACTGCTTCCCAACTGTCATTCCAGTTATCAGTACAGATCCAAGGTAACATAAGAATGTCAAGCCCGTCAATGTTAATCTCAGTAGGTTTGTCAATTAGATTAATCTCATACTCGCTCGTGCCATACAACTGGTCAATAGCATTAATATCAAGTTTGTTACGAAAGTAAATATCGTGATTACCGATGATACACCAGAACTTCATACCACGATCAGCAATTGGTTTGATGAGGTCTTCATGTAACTGATTAGATGATACAAAGTTGATATACTTACGGCGATCAACAATATCACCTAGATGAATGATGTGGTCAATGTTATTATCGTCAATATATGGAAAGAACACTTCATTCCAGAAACGAGAGAAGAACTTAGCAAACACCTGATTATCATTACGAGCGCCGAAGTGTGTATCGGTGACAAGTGCTACCTTCATTTATTGAACCTCTTTTCTTCGAAATCTTGAATAAACATAGATGCATTCTCTGATGCACCTTCGCTTGATTTAATTAACTCTCTGTCTTCACCAGACATAACTGATTCAAGGTTGAACATCTCTGTTGCTTTGTATTTTGTATACAGAGCCTTTTTCTCTTTTTCAATACGCCTTAGATAAGCATAATAAATGATTTGAGTAAAATAGGCAAATGGATTCGTAGATTTATCTGGATTAAAATTATCTACATACATGATGCAGTTTTCAATGCCATCACCAATCATCTCTTCTTTGAATGGATAGTTTATGAAGTTAGGTTTGTTAGATAATTTATAAGCGATTCGCATGATACAATCGCCAATATAGTTTGGTACACGAGGTGGCGACTTACCTGCTTCTAATGCAGCTTCACGGTCATCACGATATCGTAGCATCTCAGCATAAAATCTTTTATTATCTACATAATGTTGTCTATTTTGTGCTTTTTTCATAATCTCTCCTTATAAGGGAATATGACTTATAATATAACAAAATCATATTCATGTCAATACAATTTTTTTCTTGACAATCACTTGACAAAAATGTACATTCACTATGTACCCTGTTAATGAATAGTACCTTTAATATTACTAAGTAACTGAGCCATAGCATTAGATGTTGGTTTGTATTCGTATTGTGTATCTGTTTCGTCTTTAGCACGAAACTCTTCTTCATCATTATAGGTATCTTGTAGATATCTCTCGTAATATTTCTTAATATCATCATCGACTAGACCAATAGTCAAGATATGTGTAACACCAAAGAAGAAGTTGCGGCTCTTGGACATACCATTAAATAATACAGTAAAGAACACCTCACTATTTTCTGTGCTACAGACAACAGGATTTTTTAACAACATACCATAAGCTGTAGCATTCACAATCCTACCGATAATTGTATCACCATTGGTAAGCTGAACAATTCGATATCTATCATTTTGTAGTGTTTCGTCTGAAAATTCTTGATCCATATTATTTCTCCAAATCTATAGGATAAAGTTTGTATTCGAACTTTTCTTGATTGTAGATTTTCACTCGCTCATATAAATGTTTCAGAGTATAGTTTACATGCTTTTTGTGTTTTAAGTCATCACCGATATCAAATAATGTACACTGATCTTTGTTATCGCTAGTTCTCAAACCACGACCAATAGATTGTAAATTTCTAATTTTACTTTTAGAAGGACTGGCAAATATAATATTGTGTAAAGCTCTAATATTAATACCAGTAGAAAAAGTACCATAAGAGGCGATAATGATCGCATTCGTTTCTTTCTCTGTAATCTCTCTGACAGACTCCCTAGTCTCACCGTCAGTTCCGCCGAATACGAAAAATAGTTTACGATCCTTGCTTATTTTATTATTTATAATATCGTAAAGTATTTTACCATGCTTCTCAACATACTGAAATAGAACTAACGTATTACCATTTAATGATAATGCAAGATTCTGAATAAACTTGTTACGCTTTTCGTTACCAACAATAAAGTCCATCTCTTGTTGGTACTTCAATTTGGTATTGTCTTTGCAAGTCTGCTGAGAATACTTTAACACTAGTATCTTGATTTTAAGATTGGCAAGTTGATTATTCTCCATCAAGTCTTTTGTTTTAATCAGAGACTTGACAGGACCAAACAACCCTTCAAGGACAAGTTGATGTGTCTGCGATCCATCAAGTGTGCCAGTAAAACCAAACCGATACTTAATATCTGTCATCTTTTCTAAAATAGAAGTCAATGACTTGGCTTTGAACAAATGTGCTTCATCGCCGATAACGACACCAAATTGGTCGTAGAACGCTCTAGGCTGCTTGTACACAGACTGCCATGTGGTAATGACTATATTGCTATCAATTTTATTTTTCCAAGACTTATCGGTGTCTCCAGTGATTTTTAGTACTTCAAACGGGCCTTGATTGTAATCTTCAAAGTCCTTTGCTAACTGATGCACTAGTGAGATAGTTGGCACAATAATAAGTTTTTTATGAGGATAAAAACGTGATAACAGGTAAATCATCAAAGACTTACCAGAACCTGTAGGCGACAACAACAAGCATCTATTGTTACGAATGGCATGTACAAAACCATTAATCTGATAATCACGTGGTGTGTGCTTTACCTTAATACTTTGTACGAACTGACCACATTCAAAAACCGAGAACTCGTTCGCTGATTCAAGTTTGTCTTGTATCTCTACGGTGTAATTCATATTCTTGGCAAACTTTTTAACTTCGCCAATCAGACCTTTGTATATTCGCTGTGTGTTGAGATTATATAATCGAATCTTGCCATCCCACATACGAGACTTGTATGCTGGCATATACTTATAACCAGGAACATAAAATGAGAAGTGTTCGTATAGCTCTTGGGCGATACCTCGCTCACAATCTATTCTAACGAACACTTCATTATGTGGCTTGATAATTATATCAGACAGCAGCGTTGCTGAACTTTCTCCACTCAATAGCGTTTCTGATGTTCCATTGTCTTCCATTAATCGCCTTCATTATCTCTTCGACCACATCAACAACTTCTTGCTGATAAGACACCCGAAGGTTAAGTTCAATCATGTCGGAATCAGTATCGACGTAAGTATGTATCTCAGATTTCAAAACGGTTTTCAGATATGGCTCACGTTTGATCTCTGCTAGTTCTTCAGGATTATTTAGTTCACCACGATAATACTCAGCAAGAGTCTTAGAAAGCTGTTGCTTCTTAATAGTCAACCGTCGCAACTTTTGTCGCTCTTTTGTAAGAATGTTAAGCCATTTGGCATGAAGATTTGGTATCTTCAAGCTCTCTGTGTCTAGGTCAACATTATCCATCTTCACATCTTCAGACCATAGGTCCATAATATTTTCAATGTTCACATTTTCACCTTTGTAATTTTTTTCACGTTAGCTATTTCTTGTCTCTTCTTATTCTCAAGTGCGTTCTTTGATTTCTGTTCTACTAGCTTGATTTTCTCAGCATCAACTACCTTTTGATATTCTGTCCCAAAGTAAAGACCTGTAAAATATGACACAACGATTATGGTTACAGTGAAAAATATAGAAATCCACATATCTTTCTCCTATACTGTTTCGATGACATAATCCCTATATCTAAATGTTGCTGTTGATTCTAAGTAGTCAATATCTGTTGCACTAGTATTGAATTGCAGTTCTGAGATAGACTCTGGATACATACCTCTAAACTTGACACGAATATTTGGATTATACTTGCTACTTAGAATAACAAGGGTGCCATCTGATAAGTTATTTTGATTTACACTAGCGTTTTGAAATCTTCTGTATTGTTCAGGAGATTCTGGTGAACCAAGACCGACTAACCAGTTATATAACTCTAAGAAATTTTTCATGTCTTCATCCACTCTAAATGTAACATTAAACGGAGAGAATGTCAACTTTTCTCCTGGAAGTGGATAATCAATAATTGGATTAGATATTGTTGGTGAACCAGACAATGATATACCTGGTAATCCTACAGTTTGTGAAAAGTATGTGACTGTAGGTAATCGATCCATCACTAGACGAAAACCGACCTGGCCTAACATATTTTTATTTGTTGGTTCTGTCATAATACCTCCTAACACTCTATTTATACAAAAAAAGAGGGGAGCCGAAGCCCCCCTCTAGTTCTTGTTGGGTTGCCCCCAATCTTATGATTACATAAGGTTGCTGACACCGACCAAGCGATAGTAGATATTCTTCTTGGCGAAAGCAATCGCACCATCAGCATTTGATGTGGCGCCCTC